ATGAGGGAAGCAGATCAAGGTGTTGCTACTTATAAAGATAGCTTTGATTCATTAGGAATATCTGTAAGAGGTACAGATGGCACATTTAAAACAAGTGAACAGGTATTAGGAGAAGTTGCAGATAGGTTTGCGACTATGGAAAATGGTGCAACAAAAGCAGCTATATCTATGGAAATATTTGGTAGGTCAGGAGCTAATTTAATAAACTTACTTAATGGTGGTGCAGCGTCATTAGAAGAATTTAATTATGCAGTATCAGATGAATTTGCACAAAACGCAGAGTTTTTTAATGATCAGATAGCAGTTTTAGCTATACAGTTTGATGGATTTAGAAAACAATTAGCAGATGCATTATTACCTGCATTAAATACTATTGTTGGTGTATTTAGTGAATTGTTTAGTGCTGAAAATGATTTTACTACCTTTTTTAACGCTATCGAAATAGGTATTAGAGGTATATCTATAGGAATATTTGCAACTGTAAAATTAGTAGATGAAGTAATTAGAGTTTTAGGAACAGCAGCAAAACGTGTACAGGGCTTTTTTGACAGTATAAAAATACCACCTTTTGTACAGAAATTATTAGGTGGTGCTGGCAATATTGCAAAAGACTTAGGTAATAGATTTAAAACGCAGCAGAAAAGTAATTTAACTTCATTATTAGGAGAAGATTTCACAAAAGGTTTTTCTGATAGGTTTACTGAAAGTTTTAATAAAATACAAGAATTATTTAGTGGCAGTACAAACGCCCCTGCTAGTTATTTTCAAGATATAAAAGATAGTGCTGATGGTGCAGGTGATTCTATTGATAAGTCATTTGGTCAAACAATGCGTGATAAGTTAAAAACCTTTGGTGATGGTATTAAATCTTTAAAGGAATCTATGGCAGATGTAGTAATAAATGGAATAAAAGGAATGGAAGATGCACTTGTTAATTTTGTAACTACAGGAAAGTTAAGTTTTAGAGATTTTGCAAATACAATTATTTCACAAATGGCACGTATAGCAATACAACAAACAATAACAAAACCTTTAACAAACTTTTTTACAGGATTATTTAACGCAAATGGTAATGCATTTGTTGATGGCAAAGTGCAAAAATATGCTTATGGTGGCATTGTTAATAAACCTACATTCTTCCCTATGGCTAATGGTATGGGTCTTATGGGTGAGGCAGGTGCAGAGGCGATTTTACCCCTACGTAGGGGAAGTAATGGTAAGTTAGGTGTTGAATCATCTGGTAGTGGTATTAGTAATATTGTTGTTAATGTAGATGCTTCTGGTAGTTCTGTAGAAGGTGATGAAAAAGAAGGTAGGGCATTAGGATTAGCGTTATCATCAGCTATAGAAGCAGAACTCATTAAACAAAAAAGACCTGGAGGTTTATTAGTATAATGGCAACATTTCCTTCAATAGAGCCTAGTTACGGTTTAACAAAAACATCTGCACCTAAAACCCGTATTGTACAGTTTGCAGACGGGTATGAACATAGAATTTTATTTGGATTAGCTAGCCATCAAAATCCAGAAACATATAATATTGCATTTAATAATATTACAGAAACAGAGTCAGATGTTATAGAAGCATTCTTAAGAAGTAGAGCTAATGACAATGCAAGTTTTACATATAGCCCACCTTCAGAAGGATTTACAAAAACAGGTACTTATTCACAATCTAGTAGCACTACAGTCACAATAACAATTGCAGATCATGGTGTTGCATTAAATGATGTTTTAACAATTGATTACACTTCTGGATCTGCTACCGATGGTTCTTTTGTTGTCGCTTCCGTAACAGACAAAGATGTATTTACAGTAGTGGCTGCTGCCAGTGCTACAAATAGCGGGAACGTGTCAATAACATTAGCAGGTGCTAAAAAGTTTGTATGTGAAACATGGAATAAAAAAATAAACTATCCAAATAGAGCAACAATTACAACAACATTCAGGGAGGTGTTTGAACCATGAGTAGTGCAGCTATTGTTAGCAATCTTCAAAATGTAAATCCATCATCAATAATAGAACTTTTTACCTTACAACTTGATAATAGTTTGCATGGTGCGACTACTGTTTATAGATTTCATAATGGCTCATCTTTAAAAGATAATGGAGAAATAGTTTGGGCTGGTAATACATATCAAAGATTTCCAATACAAGCAGAAGGTTTTCAATATGGTAAAGGTCAATTACCTAGACCTACATTAACTGTTAGTAATGCACTTGGAACCATTACAGCAATTTTATTAAATGTAAATGCTACCACTACTGGTAATGATCTAACAGGTGCGACTGTTACTAGAATAAGAACTCTTGCAAGGTTTATTGATGCTGTTAATTTTCCTAGCAATGTAAATCCTTATGGAACACCTGATGCAACAGCAGAGTTTCCACAGGAAATCTATAAAATAGACAGGAAATCAACAGAAAATAGAGAAATAGTTCAATTTGAATTAGCTTCAGTATTTGATCTAGCTGGTATCAGAGCGCCAAAAAGACAATGTACCAGATCAGATTTTCCTTCTATCGGCACGTTTAACGGATGAATTGGAAAGAAGCTGCTCTTGCTCATGCGAAAGACCAAGATCCTAAAGAATGTTGTGGTTTATTATTAAACATCAGAGGAAAAGAAAGGTATCATCCTTGCCGTAATTTATCTGCACAGTCAGATGAATATTTTATTTTAGATCCAGAGGATTATATAAAAGGCAGTAACTTAGGAGAGATTACAGCTATTATTCACAGTCATCCTGATACACCACCTGTTGCTAGTCAGGCAGATAAGATGAGTTGTGAACAGACTAAATTACCTTGGTATATCGTTAATCCTAAAACAGAAACGTGGGGATATTATGAGCCATGTGGATATGAAGCACCTTTGCTTGGTAGACCTTGGGTCTGGGCTGTAACAGATTGTTGGTCGTTAGTAGTTGATTGGTATAAAAAAGAAAAAGGAATTAAATTATTAGATTATGAAAGACCAACAAGAATAGAAGATTTTACAGATGATCCAGTATTTGAAAGGTATCTACCTAGTAGAGGTTTTAGGTTATTAAGACCAGAAGAACCATTAATCAATGGAGATGTTTTGGCAATGAGTATTTTAGGAAAAGGATTAAATCATGTGGCTATTTTTATAGATGGGGATGTTTTGCATCATTCAGCCGATAGACTATCTTGTAGAGAGCCATACAGTCCTTGGTTGTTAAAATGTACAGGAGGGAGGTATCGTTATGCTGCGTAAAATAAAATTATATGGTGAACTTGCAGAGTTTATAGGTCATAAAGAATTTGAAGTGCAAGTTGATAGCTTACAGAAGGCAGTAAGTTTTCTTGTTAATAATTTTCCACAAGTTGAAGCATATATGAATCCAAAATATTATCAAGTAAAAGTTGGCAATTATGCAATAGATGAATCAGAAATACATGATCCTATAGGTAAAGAAGATATACATTTTGTTCCTGTTATAACTGGCGCAAGAGGATTTGGAAGGATTTTATTAGGTGCTGCTTTAATTGCAGGTGCTTTTATGTTAAGCCCTGCTTTATCTCTATCGGCTCCTGGCTTTGGCTTTGCAAAAGCAGGTTTTTTAACAAAAGCTGTTGTAGGTATTGGAGCTAGTTTAGTTTTGTCTGGTGTTAATGACCTGTTATTTCCTTTACCTGATTTGCCTGATTTTAGTTCAGAAGAAGATCCAAGATTATCATTTAGTTTTTCTGGTACACAAAATACAGCAAGAGCAGGTACTCCTGTTCCAATAGTATATGGAGAAATTATGACAGGATCAGTTGTAATCAGTACTTCTCTTGATACGCAGCAGGTACAAGCATGACAGATATATCAAAGAAAATTATTGGTGCTAGACGAAAAAAGAGAACACCACCACCTCCGACCAGAACTCCTGATACTTTACATAGTAAACAGTTTGCTACTTTTCTTGATCTAATATCTGAAGGAGAAATAGAAGGCTTTGCAACCGCTTCTAAAGAAGGTAGAACACAAGGAACAACTGCATATAATAATGCTGCTTTAAAAGATGTATTTTTAAATGAAACTCCTGTTTTAGAAGCTTCAGCCGATTCTGCTAATGCAACTGACACTGATTTTAATTATCAAGATGTTGTATTTAAACCTAGATTTGGAACGGCAGATCAAGCAAAAGTTGATGGTATTGAAAGTAGTTCTTCCGTAACCCCAGTAGGTGTTATTGTTACTGCCTCTAGTCCTGTCACAAGACAGATTACAAATACAAACGTAGATAGAATTAATGTATTAATTACTGTACCTCAACTACAGTTAGCAACAGATAAAGGAGACATATTAGGTTCTACTATTGAATATAAAATCTCTGTACAATATAACTCTGGTGGTTTTACTGATCTTATTACTGATAAAATCTCAGGTAGAACTGC